CAGCGCCCATCCAAGTACCAATTGGCATATTTAAACCATATTTACGAGATTTGTCGTGTACCTCATCTTCTACTAACCAAGATTCTACCAATGTTAGTCCATTTATAGAATGTTGGTGTTCTAATGTAGCTTTAGATTGGTTGCCATTCATTAAATATAGCTGTGATGCTTTTTCTACGGTTGATTTAGAGAAATAAATGTAATATTCTTCTTCTCCTTTTCTACGATAAATAGGTTTGTTAGGTATTAATAGAGGACCCATTAATATACGTTTCTCTTTGTTTATCTCTGCAAGTTTGATCTCCTCGCTTTTTAGTGCTATAAAATCTTCTTCAATTGCAGGATTTTCTACTACCGATATAGCTTCTATCCCTGTTATTTCGTTCTCGCCTAAAATAAGTTCGATAATCTTCATAATAGTATAACGTATTTTTTTATTTTTTTGTTTATCCTAAACTTGCACTACTCACAATATTTCTATCTAATTCTTGTGCTGTGCTAATATCTCCTGATACCACATAAGCTCTTGGTGGTGCTTGATTACCTAATAATTCTGCTAATTGATTTGTTCCACTTGCGCCTACTGTACTAAATTGAGGTGGAGAGGTTGAAACTGTTGGAGTGCTAATAGCAGGTGTAGATTCTCCGCCTGTTGATCTTGCGCCTAATGATGCAGGTGGTTTAGGAGTTTTGCTACCTGCGATTTGTTTTACGTTTGCTATACCTGCAGCAATAACTGCGGCAGCACCAATAAATCCAAATAGTCCTCCTTGCGCTAATGCCTTGTTGGCACCTGCATAAGTATCTTGTAATGCCTGAACGATTGCAATAGCTTTTCCAAACTTAGAGTTTTGTCCTACTATACTTGCAATACTTCCTAAAGTAGATTTTAACTGATTTTCTTTAGCAACACCTAAATCTTTTTCTATTTTTTGTTGTTGATTAGCATTGTCTTGTTGGTAATCTAAGAGTTCGTTATTTGCATCAATATATGCTTGTGTGCCTTCTTCAAAAGCATTTCTTTTCATTAACAACCTTTCTTCTTCAATGGCTCTTTCTGTTTGCAGGTTTTCTAACATCATTTGTATTCGTTTAACCTCATTTTGTTCCATCTCTGCATTGAATTCTCTTTCTATATTTTGTCTGTTTGCAACAGCCTCATCTTCTGATAATTGTAATTCTATCTTTTCTTTTAATAATGCAACCCTATTGGCTTCTTGTTCTGACATAAAACCCTCTATTTGAGCTTCTATGGCTGCTTTTTCGTTTCTTGCTTCTAATAATGCTAACCTATCTTCTTCTAAACCACTTAATTCAAATTGCAATTCTGCTTGTTGTATCATTAGATCAGCATTTGCCAACATAGATTTTTCCTGTTCTTCAAGTGTTGCTTTTAGATCATCATTTGCTTTTATTCTATCATCTATACTTTTAAGATCATTATCTCTGATTTGTCTTTGTTGTTCAGCTTGTCTATCGTATTGTTCAATAAGACCTTGATTTACAATTCTTGCCTCTGCGGCTGATTTTTTTAGTTGTTCATTAGCTTTTACATTTTCAGCTATTGACTTAACACTAATAGTGCTTAAACCCTCAACTAATTGCGTACCTACATTACCAACTTCACTTACAGCTTCACCAAAATCGTTTATAATTGCACCACCTGCCTCTGCAATACCAACAGTCGTATCTACAAGGCTTTGCTTAGTTTCATCTATTTTTTGATTAAGTGCTTCTATTTTTTCTGTATCACCACTACCAAGAAACGATTGTTCCCAAGCAAGTTGTGCGTTATAAAAACCTAATGCTAAACCATCAATTAGTAATTTAAATGGTGCTAATGCTATTTTACCAACATTACTGATCACCCTACCTAAGGCATCAAAGTTTTCTGTTGTAGAGGTTAAATTTGTAACAACACCAACTAAAACATTACCTATTTCTGTAAATACCTGACCTATAGTACCCATAACAACTGCAAATGTGTCGGCAACTTTTTGGTTACTATTTATAGCACCTTTTAGCAATTCAAAGGCTTTTTGTAATAAAAATATAATACCCCCTGCTTGTCCTATTGTTTTAAGAGTATTACCAAATCCTTTTGCACCTTTTTCAGAATCTTTAGCAGCTTTTTCGTTAGCTTCAAACGATTCTTTTACTTGATCAAGCTCTTTCTTTAATTCTTCTACTTGTTCAATAGCATTTTGGTATTTTAATTTTAATTCTGCTTCAATTACTTGTCCCATAATCCTTTTTTAAAGTTGTTATATGCCTCTTTTACGCTATCAGGATATTTATATTTACCCTTAGCTATTTTTATGTTTTCTGTTTCGCCTTTTGCATAAGGCAATAATTCTAAGATGTTTTTTATCATGTTAAAACGCTATTAGTATAGGTTAATGTTTTTACTATAAGTTCTAATTCTGATTTGCCTGTTGCTAAGTTTGTTGTTAAGCTATTTATGTAATACTCTTGACCATTTATTACTATAATATCATTTACAGTATAATTTAAAATAAAACTTACAGGCAACTGTGCTGATATTTTTATGATTCTACCTTTAAGATTAAATGATTGCTCAATATATTGTTGATAGAATCTACTAAATAAACTATTTGTATTTACATCTCCATTAAATTCATCATACTCTGCACCAAAATTTAAAGTGTGATTTTCATCATTTGATACATTAGATGGTGCATTATAACTTGTTAAGTTTGAAGAGGTAACCGTGTAACTGCTCGAATCTACTACTCTATTAAAAAATATATAAGGTTTACCTAATGCTGTACTACCTGAATCATCTACCCACCAACCTATTACATTGTTTGTTTGATTACCGTGATGATCTTGTAAGTTTATTAATACAGTTCTTTCAAATGGTACTTCTTGATTAAACTCTTGTCCGTCATATTTTTCAGGTGCAGAATATCTAAGGTCTCCAAATACTTGGCTAAATTGATTAACAAATCTTAAACTTGTTTGCGTAACAGGATTAGAATATTTGAAATTAACTCTATTATAAGGTACAGGTCTATCTATTGCGCTTTGTGTAATATCAACGTATTTTGTTATGTCTCTTGATACACCTAAAGTCATATAATCATCAAATGTTTGTACATATATTTGTGAACTATCTTTTTTTGTATAAGCAACTAAATTAAACATCTTAAATAAGCCTGTTAGAAAATCTAAAACTTTCATTTTAGGTAAATAATCCTGAATGAAAAATAAATCGCTTAAACTAAATGCAGAATAACTATAATTATGTAATGTAGCACCATTTTTAGTAATAGTCATACCTGTTGTTAATGCACCAAAACTAACCGCTACTTGACAATTGATTCTAAACTCTATATCGTATGTTCTTTGATCAAGATTACCACTTGTAAGATTCATAAGAGGTACAGTAATATTAGATGAATTGCTAAAAGGTACATCTTCTCTATAAAATAATAATTCATTTGTTGTTTTGTCTTTTACTATTATTTCTCCTGTATTGTTTGTAGTTGCAGGATCAAGCACTAATCTAATAGTGTATGATTCTCCTTTATTTACTACTAATTTGTTTGCTGTTAATATATCTCCACTACCTGAACTATATGTAAAATCAGCAAAGGTTAATTTTTTACCTCTTGTGGTTATGTCCACTCCAAATGTAGGTGGATCAGTTTCAGGTTTAGTAATAGGTGTTTTTTCTCTATGTAACCATAAATAAAGTTCATCAAACATATCACTTCCAAAGAATGTCTTAACACTACCTTCATCTGTCATATTAAAATCTATATTGTATTGAGTTTCAATAGCTTCTATAACTCTTTTTACTTTGATAGCAGGTTTTAACTCTTTTTGTAGATCAGAATAGTTTACGTTTTTTAATTTGTTTGTATTTCCTGTGTCGTAAGTGTAATATTCTTTAAGCAAAATAAGAGGCAAAACTATATTTCTATTTGATAAGTTTGTTGCTGCTGTTTGGTCGCTTTGTAGTCCTGTAGTAAATGCAGTTCGCATATTATTTATAGCACCACTCGAATATGTAAAATCATAAGTGGATAGTGGATTAAGTGCGTTTAACTCCTCATCTCCAAATATATCTTTTAAATCACTTGGCTTACCAAAAAAAACAACTTTATAAGTATGAGGGTGATTTTCTTTCATACTAACACCATCTAATCTTATTTGGCCTGTTTTGAATGGAACGTGGTTGATCTCTATCCTTGCATCAACTCTAAATCTTGCATCGAAGCCTCCTGTGATGTCAAAATTGTAATAGTGTTTAAATAACTTATTATTTGTTGATGATGCAGGTAAATTAAATTGCTTAGAAAAAGGTGTGAATACCTTACTTATATCTGAGATATTTTGTATTGAATCTGTGATACTAATTGTTTCATCTTGGAATAAATCAACTCGAGTATCTTGGATATATAATTGTACCTCACGCCTCATACTATATTATTAATAATATCGTTAGCATCTTCTACCTCTAATGTATATTGTATTAGTTTGTCGTTAAGTGATGTTTTCTTTTGTAATGCGCTTGTAGTTACTGTAACAGGATGCCATTTAGAATCATAATATATCCACACATATTCACTTAACATAATATCTTCTATTACTGCGTTATAAGCCTCTGCTATATAATCGGTGTTTATTGTAAAACGTTTTTTACCTGTTTTATTGAATGTTTGTGTTTGATGTGATTTAACATCATAATTAGATGAGGAATAAGTAAATATATTGCGTTTAAATGTTTCACTTCTTGTGTTTACGTTTTCTATTGACTTTAAGAAAAAGTATTGATCTTGTGGTACGCCATTCTTATTTATAAATCTCATTTGAATTGGGCTATATTTTGCACTGCAAACTCTTTCTATAGTCCAAGTATAATTACCTGATGTTGCTGCAACGCTTGTTGCTGATGTGCTTATAGTCGCTTTTGTAGCTGTGCCTGAGTTCATATCCCAAGCAAACCCTGCTGTGTTTTCAGGCAGGTAGATTATTTGTGTATCGCCTGTGTTGGTTAGTTCGTAATCATCAGGATCAAAGTCTTGATTTACACCGTCCAAAAACTCTGAATATCCATAATAACCTGTGTGTGTTACTGCACTTTGTGCTGTTGCTGTACCACCACCATCTATTGCTGTGTAAGTGGTGATCACATAAGATATAGATACGGTATCTAAGTTGTTATAATTGGCAACAAAGTAATCTTTGCACAATGTAGCTATTTCAAATACTGTTCTATTGCTTACAGCATTTTTAAGTATTGTATAACGTAAAGTACCATCTATGGTTAGTGCCATTTGAGCAGATAAATGTGATGCGGTAGTTACCGTTACAAAATATGGACTTCTAAGTAATATATTTGCCATTAGTCAATTATTATTTTTTCAAAATCAGTTACAAATGCCTTTTGTATTTCAGGTGGTAAATTTTCATAAGCTTTATTAAATGGTTTGGTAAAAAACATACTTGGTTTAATTCCTGATAAATAAATACTTCTTGATATCATATAAACTAAACTTTTTCTTTTAATA